CGTAGGGTCAAATCTCAGATGAGAATTAGAACACAAAACATTGCCAAGCTTACGTACGCTCGAAGTGCCCACCCTGTGGTTACACTTCAATCGTACTGCGACGGTACCCCCGCTAGTAATGGCGGATTTACTGTCCCGGCATTCGGACCTATAGTCGTTGAAGGGCGTGATGAACGCTTTTCAGACGAGTTAGGTAAGGGGAGAGCGAATGAGTGTATCCACCGTCGAGTTGACTATTTTATCAACTCGAGTAAGGAGGATATTTCTTATTCTAACTCTGTTGGCGGACACGATGGTATTCAATCTTATTCACCGGCCTATTATTGGGTCGAATGGAATAAGAGTATCTACGATTCCGCTCTCGCATGGAACTTAAGTTCCAGCGACGCCCCACCCGGATTCCAAGTGACGCAACTTGATCAGTCTGAGGAGATGGATCTAAAAACCCAACTCCTTGAACGGGCTAGGCAAGGTCTGTCTGATGTGCCTCTTAATATTATAGAGTCTAATCAGATATGGCCTAGTCTTACGTCTCTCGCCACTTCGATCCCACATTGTGGGGCTCAGTGGAAAGAGATACGTAAATATATCAGAACTGCTCCTGGAGCGTTTCTCGCCTGGAAGTTTGGGATTTCTCCCTTGCTTTCTGACGTTGGAAACGTCCTGAAGTACCTGAAGTATATGTCCAATGACCTCAAGAAACACTATAACAACCCGTCTCGACGGTTTTCCGTCGTTAGACAGCTAAGGTATAGTGGCCTGGGTGAAAATGATATCGTCGGTAGCACGCATCCTGCGGGCGACCCCTATATCATCTATACCAGGCAGGGCCTTGTTAAACAAGGACCCCAAGTTTGTTACGTTCTTAGAACCGAGCCAAACACACGGTACGCATCAGAATTCTTTTCTGGTGCTGATCGGGTACTAAGTCGGTTCGCTACGTCTCCTGCCCGCCTAGCATGGGAACGAATTCCGTTCTCATTCATGGTGGACTGGTTCATTGATATACGTGGATGCTTAAACGCTGCTGATAAACTTGTGGGCCAAGAGCCCTTCAAGACAGTTTCGTTTACGCGTTCATACTCATATGCGTTCTCCGCTAACCGTAGAGTACGGCTAACAAGTCCGTGCAACACGAGTAGTACGTTGGACCAATGGGTGCAATGCGCTGCTGACTACCGACACTATGAGCGATCTAGGGTTCTCAGTGGAGCCTATGCTCCTCGCTGGAAACCCCGGTTCGGAAAGACACAGGCCACCATTACGGCGGCTTTGATCTTCCAAGCTCTTATCAGAGCCGGGAAGTGATCTGTGTTAGGAAAGGGTTCGCCCGATTCCTTACGTTCCGTGATTAGTTGTTAGAACAACATAACCTCCATCCAAATGAATGCCGATCTGACATTCAACTCGGTGGCTTTCAAGAAGTCGTTTGATAACGAATCTGAAAGTCTGCGCCGT